ATATACACATCATTTCGAATATCACCTGAACGAGTGATTGTGCTAAGTCCTTGACCTAAAGCATGATTTGCATCAAGATCAACATAGCCATTAGTTAATAAGTAATTTTGTCTGTGATCCGCATCCGCATACCCAATATCACCATTATTTGTTTCATACAAATAACCAAATGCTGAATTGGCAATAATGCTTGCTATGTTGTAAATGGTATCTGTTTCGGCTGCTCTGTTTTCCATTGTGTAAAGACCAGGCTGATCTATTTCACCAAGTCCTAGATTTTGTGCATTAGCCCATGTTTCAGTTGCATCATAGGTTGCCCATGTAGAAGCTGCTGGGACATCATTCCAAGTTCCAAGTAATACGCTAGACAACAGATCATAAATTTGATTGCCATCTTCATCTTGCGAAATTGTGCCTGAATACAATTCTTTTGCTAACTTGACAAGTGATCCCATTGCAAGGACTGTGTATTCAATAACAGTTGCATTTGATCCAGTTGCACCAACGCTGACTGTTATATCTGTTATATCGCCACCAAATACATTGACATAAGCAGCTGATGTGTCCTTGACTTGTAGACTTAAACTATCGTTAATGTCAAATGGCAAAGTTTGACCAGACAACGCCACAAATGTAATTTGCAAATAAGATGGATTTGGTTGCTGATAAATATCTGTTCGACCAGCCTCATGCTGAATATCACTTATTGCTATGTCGGTGTAATCAACACCTGCAACTGTGAGTTTCCAATCGGGCAACCATGCAGTCATTATCTATCTCGTAATGCTGTCTGTGATATTGATGGTGTTGATCTTGATGCGCTTTGATTTACCACCTTAGCCACAGCTCTTGCAGCACCTTCGCCATCTATTGCATTGACTGTAATATTAACTGGATTGCCTGATCCGTAAGTAAAGTTTGATCCGCCTCTAGGAACTGTTGGCAATGATGATCTACCTGCTGATGGTGCTGGGTTAGGTAATGCACCAATATTAACTCCAGGAATTATATTGACTACGCGGATAAGTTCATTGGCAAGTGATACAACCAAGCCAATTGCTTCTCGCAAAAATGTAATAAATGATCCAATTTTGTCAATAATAAATACTAATGTTCTGCCAAATCCTTCAAATGGTTTTTGTGTTTCTGTTAATGCTGCACTTAATCCTTCATCACCTGTTAATCCTGCAATAAATCCGTTTAGTGCTGGTATTCCTTTGTCGTTTAAGAATGTAATAAATTTTTCCACAAAAGGCAATAATGCAACGCCTAAACTTTCCTTAGCCTCATCAAATGCAACAGTCAATCGATCAATCTTACCTTGAAATGTTTCTGCGTTTGTAGCAGCTGCGCCACCATACAATTCTGCAAGTTTTGCTTGCACCTCAGTAAATGACAATGTAGATAATTCTGCTTTAGATAAGCCAAGTCCTAATCTGCCTAAAGATGTAACATTGCCATCTTGCGCACGACCTAACGCGTTGGCAACCTGCTCTAAATCTTTACCAGATGCTTTGCTTATGTCTAACGCTAGTGTTAGTAATTTTTGTGCTTCCTCAGTATCTTTAGTAGATACAGCCAATCTTTGTAGTGCCGGTCTAAGCTGATCATCGGCAACACCTGTGGCAAGTGATGTTTTGAGGATCATGTCCTCAGTTGCCTTTATTTGGGCATCAGTAGCACCTGTGGCAGCCCGTAATGCATTGGCTAACCTAAGTTGTGCAGCCTCATCCTCTATTGCAGCTTTGACCCCATCAACGGCTAATTTAGTGCCATACGCTACGGCTGCAGCAGCAGCAACGGCAAATGCAGCAGCAGCCTTCTTTCCAAATGCTGAAATCTTTTGGCTGTTGCTTTCAACGGCATTGTCGGCTTGATCTAATTTCTTTTTTAAGTCATCAATATCCGCAAGGATCTTAAGCGATAAGGTTCTACTATCTCTTGCCATTATGACCACTTATCCAAAATACGATTGTATGCAGCTTCCCATTTGTTAATCAATTCAGGCTGAATTCTGCGAAGCGTTGGGTAGATAAACCAACCACGCGAACCTCTGCCTTGCCTTCCGCTATATGTAGGAAACTGTTTGAACTTATTAGATCCAAACTCAACACCACCCCATAAGGTTTGCGTGTTAGCCCCACCTGAAAATTTTTGTCGTGCGAAACCATATTTGAACTCACCGATTTTGCTGGACTTTGAAATGCTAACTCCGTCTGCAACTCTCTGCGCAACCTTGCCTGATTTTGTTCTGCCTCTAGCTGCCGTTTTAATTTCCTCAGCTGCATAAGTCGCCAAAAGATTAGACTGAACTCTTGCCTCTTCAGTCGCTTGCGCATCCATAACTTTGAAAGCTTTGAGAATATCGCGTATGTCATTGCGATTGTAAGCAATTGTTTCACTTGCCATACCTCGCCTCCAATACTTCTATCGCTGTCAAAATGTCGTCTGCATCAACCCATTCACTCATTGGTATGTTGGTGGCTATTGCCAACTCAACCAATAATCTGCTTAGGCTTCCTGCTGCGTGGCTTTTGGGTCTGCATCACCGACTATTACATCGCTGACTGTTTCCATCCATGCATCAAATGGTTTGACTGGCTTTCCAGCAGCTTCACGCTTGTGTGCGTTGTATGCTAAAAACATAAGATCCCACATGCCAAGTTTTTCTTTTGCTTGACTTATGGTGTTGCCAGTTGTCTTTTCCCATTTAGCCCACTCAGGCGGTTGGGCAATATATGTTGCTTGCTCGCCTGAGTTATATTCAATTGTAATTGGTAACTTCATTTTTTTGCTCCCGTTTCTATTTTTTAACTAAATGTTTCGGTTACTGCTCCACCTGTGACTAGAAATTCGTATGCAACTGTTTGTGCATCCATTCCTGATCCACCAACTGTTGGGTAACTTGGCTTAATTGGGAATGAAAATGATGCGCCTGTTGCACTTACTAATGTGACTGTAATGTCTGTATCTGGTGCAGAATCGCATGCAGTCCAAAGTGCCTCACATACTGAACTCGTCTTGCCCCAATCGGCTAACATTTCTAGTGCGAATGTAGCTGATACATTTGTGGTTTTGTAAGCCTCGCCATCAAGTGTTTGATAAGTCTGTCGCTCTAAAACCTTTGTCAAAATTGCGCTGGTTGCTTGTGCTTCGATGTCTGTTCCACCTGTGAAAGACAACGAAATATCGCGACCGGTGATTACTGTGGTTGCCATTATTTCTCCTTAGACTGTGCGTGTGTAGTAGGTAGATACTCGAACATCTGCGATAAGCAAAGTCGATGCTCCGACTGTGGTAACTGTTGGTCTTTCGACCGAGCTGACAATATATCCTGCTGGAATTACTGCCAGAACGCTAATGACTAACTGCTCAATGTTATCAAGTGATGCAGGATTGCTGTTGTAAGCAACTGCAACTGAGATTGTAAAATTAACTTTTGCTCGTATGTTGCTTTTGTTTATTGTTTCAAATTCTAGGTATGGGCTATCTGGAACAACGACAACGGCTGGTGGGATAACTGTTTCAGGCACAAATGCATAAACATTTCCTGCAACGCTACTTAAGGCGGTTGCTAAAGGTGTGCGAATTTGTTCAAGAATTGTCTGATTAGGCATTTATTGCGCCATACTTTCGGTGTCCATGTATGAACCAAGTAATCCAACGCATTTGTTAAATAATGACCGACCCATTCTGAAAGGTGTAGCTGTAAAATCTACTCCTTCAATTTGTCCGCCTCCTGCAAGTCTGGCTTGGAAGACTTCGACTGAAACTGTATAGACGGCTGATTGAACAGCTGCGTTTCCAACATAAGTTGATGCACCAGATAAGGCAGCAGTTCCGGATGGGATGACATTAGCTTCGAGTATATCGGCATTAGTGATCGATTGCGAAAAGGTATATTGTCCAAGATTATCTGCCAAGACTGCTCTTGTTCCGTTGTAAGGCGATCCGCATCCTGTGATGACAACTGATTGTCCTTCCGTAAATTCATGTATTCCCAATGTCGTAAATGTAGCAACATTGTCTGACAGCGATACAGCTTGAATTGGTGCTTTGAATGTAACAAGCATTGGCAATATAACTGTTTCTGCGGTGTCAATAATTTGGTTTAAGTAAGTGTCGTCATAAAGAGAAGAAGATACGCCAAGCACACTTCTTAACTGACTAGCAGTAATAATTGTAGGCAAAACGCACCTTCCTCTCTATACTCCCATTAATGGATGCCTGTGATCGGGAGCAACCACAGGCACTCAGTTAAATTAGGCTACTGCTAGCTTGCGGAATGCGGTTGGGTAGCGATTAACTACGCAAACATATCCGTAGATACCAATTTCAATGCGTCCGTTT